GCTTCTCGCACATTTGGTGCTCCAACGAATCTTAAGGTTGGAACATACATCCTCAGCGTAATTCAGGGTGGATCAGGTAGCTATACACTTACATGGAACGGCGTATTTAAGTGGCCTGCTGGTGTTGCTCCTTCGCTGACTACTACTGTAGGCGCAAGAGACCTGTTCACTTTCTATTCTGATGGTACGAATCTTTATGGATCTTATCTCCCAGACGTTAAGTAAGGGATAACATGTTTCTAGCATTATTAGCAAGACCAACAAAAGTCGTTACGATCAGCAATGCTGCTACGAACGTCAATCTCTATACTCAAGCGGGAAGCCCAACTTATCCGCTAAACTTGCTATGCTTTATCAACAATACTGTAGGATCTAACTCTCCATCTACACCAGCGTTCGACGTAGGATCTGGATGGAAAGGTGGATCGCTAGTTTACGTCGACAATAACAATACGATTACTGGTCAAATCGGAAACACTGGTAATACAGGAACGGCTGGTAATCCAGGTGCTGCGGGCAATACGGGAACTGCTGGAAATCCAGGTGCTGCAGGTAACACTGGTACAACTGGTAATCCAGGCGCTGCTGGAAATCCAGGCAATACTGGTACTGCTGGCAACTCAGGTGCTGGTGGTGGTGGTGGAAATGGAGCTAACGCTGCTCCAGGTAATGCTGGAGCTGGTGGATCTCCAGGCAACGCTGGTGGAACTGGAGGCACTGGAAACAATGGTGGAACAGGTGGTCCTGGAGGCACGGGAAACAATGGTTCTGCTGGTGGAACTGGAGGCACTGGAAACAATGGTGCTGCAGGAAATTCAGGCAACGCTGGTGGAACGGGTGGAACAGGTGGATCTTCTTTCACTGTTCCTTCCGTAACTGGATTGATTACAGTTGTAGATAATGCTGGTGGAACATTCACAGGCGGAACTGGCGGACCTGGTGGTCCAGGCGGAGCAGGAGGACCTGGAGGTACTGCAGGCCCAGGCGGTCCTGGCGGTCCTGGTGGCGCAGCTGGTCCAGGCGGTCCTGGCGGTCCTGGTGGTGCTCGCGGACCTGGTGGTCCTGGCGGCCCAGGTGGATCTGGCGGTGGTGGCGGCGGTGGTGGATCTGGAGGCTACTCCGACGGTAAAGGCGTAACATCAGCACAAGGTGTAGCTGGCGGTGGTGGTGCTGGTGTTCCTGGCGGACCAGGTGGAACATCTTTTGGACCAATCAGTTCAAATGCTGCTGCTGGTACTGCTAATGCTGGTGGCGCTGGCGGAACTACAACAAATGGGACACCTAGATCAGGTGGTAGCGGTGGTAACTTAGGTGTTGCTGGTAACGCTGGTTCTTTCAATAGTAACTTCAACAATGGTGCTGGTGGCGGAGGTGGTGCAGCTGGAGCTACTGGACCGACTGGTGCTCAAGGAAACTTGGGAGCAACTGGTCCTGCGGGTGCTCCAGGCAATGCTGGTGCAACTGGCCCTACAGGTCCAGCAGGGACTCCAGGTGCAACTGGACCAAGCGGTGCAACTGGACCTACAGGTTCGCAGGGTAACGCTGTAACAGGCAACGCAAATATAACTAGATATGTAGCAACAGGAACTAGAAACGGACCAATAGCATGAACTTACATTATAAAATTGTTGAAGTATGGCCAAGTGATCATTTGATCGTAGCTAGATACTGGACGGACGTTCTTTCTGAGGAGTTTTTGACTAGCGATTCAAACCGTAAAGAAGACGGCACTCCTGTAAGATGTCGTTCTGACGTTTCATTGACTCTTCCTATTCCTGCACCCACTGGAAAAGATTTGGAAGATTTCATCGTTAGACAAGCTCCAATAGAATGGCTTGAAACTTTAGAAAAGGTTCAAGCTCCAGAAATCGACACCTCTATGAAAGATGTTCAGTTTCTTGTTGGCGTCGTAAACACTAAAACTTCCAATGAAGTTAAGACTATAAAAGAAGGTGGATCATTCTCGCAAGCATTAACTGATGAAGAAATTCAAAAGATGATTGCTAAAATTTCCATGGATAATGAATCTAAATGAATGACATATGCTCTAGTATTTCTTCTATGGACATTTATGATCTACTGGATGCACAGACTCGCGCATGTATGGTCGTTCATGCGCAAGTTCCACAACGATCATCATAAGCAAGTAACTCAATCTACAATTCAAGGCCTTAACTGGAAAAATGCTTTTCTCTGGTTCGACAACTGGAAAAGCACAGTCGATCAGTGGCTCACAGAAGTCATTCCTACATTCATTCTAGCTGCCGTCACTGGTCATTGGTGGCTGTTTGGTTTCTACTACGTTTGGGCGGCGTTTATACAAGAAGCCATCGAACACAATCCCAAAGTCAATCTATATCCAATACTAACTAGTGGTAGATGGCATCTAGTGCATCATGAAGATCCTACGAAAAACTACGGAGTGTTCTTTCCGATTTGGGATCTAGTTTTTGGGACTAAGAAAAATGGCAACGAAAAACAACTGGCTGAAAACCAACATAGCTGAACGACTAACAAATCCAGCAGCAGATTTGAAAGTTTGGCATGAAGTTGAGCATGTTCAATCATTGACTTGGGAACAAGCTCTTTTCGACACAGTCACAGATTTTTCATGGATCAGTAAGAAGTTATACATTCCTTTGAGTGGAGGTATGGATTCAGAGTTTGTGTTCAATAGTTTAAAACATCTTTATCCAACTCCAATCATTGTAAAAACTCCAGGAAACGCTCTTGAATCTTCTTACGCTTTTCATTACTGCCGCAAAAACAATTTAAATCCTGTTGTTATTGAAAAATCTGAAGCTGAAATGCTTCAAACCTATTACGACGAAATTTACACAAAACTGAATGGTGTTGGTGCGGATGCCGTAGCAACTTTGTTTGCAGCTAGATACGCTGAAGAGATGGGCGGAGTTGCTGTGATTGGAGAACACGCATACGATGATGTTAGCGAATGGGATTTTTATAATGATGTGTTGATTCACGAAAACAATAGTATATATTTTTTTATGTGGACTCCAGAATTAGTTAAAGCTATGCGGAACGAATACGATGGCGGAGATCATCAAGAATTCAAGTATCGACTATACAATGTTCCGTTTAGACCTAAACTCACTTATGATTATAGTGTTCAATACAAAAGAGCCTTTACTATAATGAGAGCAAAGCGTTCGATACTACCTAACACCAAATGTAAAGTTGAATTCATCAATGATAACTGATTCGATTTTCTATTACGACGAAGAAAGTAAAGTTTACACTAATCAAATTGATGCCCTTCTTTCGGGTAAAAAATGCTACCTTTATTTTTATGATAAAGAAATGAGTGTAGTTGATTGGAAAAAAGAACCAAGTGAATCATTAGACACTCTTTACAAGATTCGCGCACAATACATCAGAGACAAGTATAAGTATGTTATCCTTTGCTATTCTGGCGGTCACGACTCCACTAATATATTAGAAACGTTTTACTATAATAACATTCACATCGATGAAATTTTAGTTGTTGGTGCGCTGAATCGCGACAGTTACAAAGGGAGCGACGAAAATCATAACGGAGAGTTATACGAAAACGTATTTCCTACTCTAAGTCAACTGAGCTTACCTAATACAAAAATTACAGTCGTCGATTACAGTAAGTGGTTTAATAATCCAATCAGCAATTTTAGTGCTCTTTCTAAATACGGCGAAGAATGGACTAAACACGTTGGCGGATTCAGAAGTGTTCATACTCTATTCTGGCATGATTTAAAAAAATTCATAGGACATCAAAACTCTAAAGATACTTGTTATATAATGGGTACTGACAAAGTTAATCTTGACTATCGTGTAGGTCAAAAGTCGAATGTTTTTTTTATAGATCTTTCTTTTTTCGACTACGGTTCAAAATATCAAGATGAAAACTTTGAAAGAGTCAACTTTTACACAGACGTTCATTATACAGCTACAAATATCATAAGAAAACAAGCACACGTTGTTAACAACTATAAAAAAATTAACTCTTATGGTGATGTAGATGAAAATGAAAACCTGATACTGAATAGACTGCTATACGATCTAAAACATCCTCTATTGTTTATGTCTCCTAAATCTGTTTCTACATCTGTCAGTGCTAGAGATATGTTCATGTACGAACATAAAAATTCTGAGATGTATAACATATTCATTAAGGGTTTAAGGTATATAAATAGACAAGGATTTTCAACCAAAAAACAGTATAAGTTTCGTTCGAAATCTTATCCCATAGAATAGAGAAAACCAAAATGACTATAAAAGCTGTTAAAAAAATTACAAAGACTTCAGATCAAGATTGGTCTGGCGTCTACATCAAAAACGTTTCTTCGACTCTGAACTCGCTTCCTGATGCACGAGATCAGCAAAACATGTTTAGTAATACCGAAATACGCTCTATTAGAAACAACATTAGAGAAAACGTTAGGGGCGCAAACGGCTATGAAGGTTGGGATAGGGAATATGTAGGAAACAACGAATTGAGATTGATCTATTACTTTGAAGATAGAATTTCAGCCAATACGTTCATTCATGCTTCTCCTCTTCCTCAACAAAACGTTAATGTTAGATTTAGTAAGATCATTAAAGAAAAAACCATTAACTATAATTCTCAATGGATTTTAATTGACGAAAACGGACAAGAAGAGGTGATAGTCATTAATAATGATTGACTTGAAACAGAGCCATTGCGGCTACTATCTTTATAATGGTCATTATGTTTCTGATCGCGAAACTCTTTTAGATTTGATGTTAGCGAATGAAGACTATGATCCTAAACTAAACATCTTTCATTACAATGAAGAAGTGTTTGATGGCATAGATTGGAAAGTTGAACCAACTATGCCACTCAAACAAATGTATGTGGAAAGAGCGAAACAGCTTCGTGATCAATACGATTATCTCATTCTTGCGTTTTCAGGCGGAAGCGATTCTAACGAAATTCTAGAAACGTTTCTGGAAAATAACATATTCATCGACGAAATTCAAACGGTACACTATGAATCGTTGCTGAATCGACTCGACGATGACTATCTAAAGAAGCATGATACGCTAGGTGTTCTTTATGAGTATCGTGGTGCTGTTTTACCAAAGCTAAAGCGCATCAAAGAGTTAAGTCCAAACACCAAGATCAATAGTATGGATCTTTCTGACTACGCCTATGATCAAATCGTAGGTCGGAAGTTCGATTACATGGGTATGAATCATAATCCTACTAACGGGATGAGTCTAATCAAACCGTTAAGGATTTACAACTATTACATGCACACGTACAACAATCTAAATCCTCCTAAGAAAAACAAGGTAGCATTTATTCGCGGATTCGAAAAGCCGTGGTTGTTTGCAACTGAAAACGATACTCTCATCTTTCGTTTTTCAGACATTCCAATGCACGGCGTAGGTCGTATTCGCGGTGAAGACGTGAACAACATATACACACTGGAAGATTTTTTCTGGACTCCGAATTATCCATTGATACCTGTGAAGCAATCGCATGTTATCAAAAACATTCTTACCAGACATCCTAACGTTTATAAGTTGTTTATGGAAAACGTGTCTAATAGGAGTCTATCGGAATACAATCAGGAACTTCCTAATGTTTTAGACAAACTTTATGCCAAACTGATATACTATCACACAAACAGCATTGAGTTCATAGCCCCAAAACCAAAACAAAATCCAGAGCTTTTCCTTATCAATCAAATCGAAAACAATGAAAACAAACGATACTACAATGAAATGATTGATGAAAAGAAAAGCTACTATTTGAACAGATACAAAAGCATCAAAGCCCAAAACTTACTGAAGAGACATTGGGTCACTAAACATTACGTTGTGGGATCGTTGAAGAGGAAAACGTTTTAATGAAATTGATTTACTTTATCGTTGCGCTGTTAGCTTCTAGTGTTGCTCACGCGCAAACAAAAATTGACGTCATTTCTAGAATCTCAAACTCGAACGTTTCGGGGCAGTTAGCAGTTCAGTTCCTGAACAAACTGAATCAGATGCAGTCTGAGTATGAGTTTAGATATATGACTATCCCTGGCTCGGCGGGTGAGTCTGCTTATCAGAGAGTGTTAGCTGTAAGAAACAATGTTATTCTGTATGGTAATCAGTCGTTCTTCTCAAATCCTAAAACGAATGCTGATAACAGAGTAGATCAGTTTCATTTCTTAACGTCGCACATGGTAAGTTATGCTGCGTTCATGGTGGGTCCAGATAATCCTGCTAATACGATTGATGAGTTCGTAGCTCAGATGCGCGCCCGAAACGGATTTTACGCTGGCTCAATCAACTCAAGCGGCAGCGGACCAGTATTGACTGACATTTTCCTTGACAAGTATAAGCTAGGAAACAACGTTAAGATCGTTCACTATAAGAACGTTCCTGATCGTGTTCGTGCGTTGATAGTTAAGGAAGCTGACTTTATGATTAACAATCCAGCGTCAGCTAATGTTGCTGAAAAGGGATCGTTGAAGATTATTGCTATGTCAAGCCCTGAAAGACTGTCAGAATATCCAGATACGCCTACTGGAGCAGAACTTGGATTTCCTGAGTTTAACTTTGGAGCATACACTTCATTCGCTATCCTAAAAAGCGAAAAGGAGCTGATCGCTAAGATTCAGCCCCTTTTTGATAGATTATGTGCTGATCCAGAAATCAAGAAACTGATTACTGATCGTAAGTATGTTCCTATGTGTATCAACGACGGAGCTATTAAGAAACTCGTAGCTGACGAGAAGAAAATGTTTATTGAGCGTGGTATCGAGTTCGATATAGATTAAACGAACTTAGGACCAAGCACCCAAACAACCAGTGACTTACGGACCCCCTTAGTCACTGGTGTAACACGATGAACCATAAAGGACGGGAACAAAACAACCCGTCCTTTAAACATATCTACTGTGATTGGTGTTTCTTGCTTACCATTGTTGATCTGAAACTCGCCGCCTTCAAAACCATCATTCAATAAAAGCGTCATTGATAGTTTGCGTGGTTCTGCATCATTACCATACTTTTCACCGAATGACATATCTGTATGCCAATCATATCGACCATTGGGGTCGTAGGTTGTGTATTGAAACTCAGAATATCCATTCAGATTGAAGTTGTAAAACTGTTCGTTTGATGCTTGAATGATAAAGTTGAGCTTGTCGAAGATCCATGATGTGTTCTCGTTCCTGCCGTGAAACTTTACGTTTGACACGCGATGCTGTGACGTTTCTTCTTCAGACTTTGATCCGAACGTAGTACCAAACTCTGTTCCTGAAGCATCGCAATAGTCAATGATCGCTTTAAGCTCTTCGTCTGTGAATCCGTTATCCCATGTAACAAACGGAAAAGTAATCTGTGAACGTTGCCAAGGATTGTTATAGAGTGTGGTGTATGTCAAAACTGTCTCCAGTTGCTAACGGGTTGAACTCCAAGTGGACTTGCTGTTTTGTCTTTGTAAGTGAGAAGGATATCTGCTGCGAGACAGATACGATTTTCGTTCAGCTCTTCAACAGTTGGATTACCTTTATCCTCTCCGTTTGTTTGTCCAATAGTATCATGAGGAAGCGTTGAAGGGAACACAAGCAGCTGTCCTTCAACTGGTTCAAATTGCCAAGTATATGCGTTGAACCAATCCCATGTATCTGTTGTATTATTCCACTTGATTGAGCCAGGATATGGCTCGTGTCTGCGCTCGAAGTTATGGAAACGAATAGGTCGAACAAACGTCGACGGAACGTTCACATAATAAGTGAATGAGATGTGAGCATCCCCGTGCGCGTGATACGGCGTTGAGTCGTCTTTCTTGATGTTCATCCAAGTTTTAACTAGATTGAACTCAAACTTATCAGTGTCAATATGCAAACGAGCGGCATACTGTTTAGCACAGTTAATTGCGTATGCGAAAAATGGAGCGAACGATTCTTCATGATGGATATTGACGTGACCAGTGAACTCGTTTGAATAACCCTCTGGTGTCATGTAATCAAATATCTTTTGATAGAAGAGCTGCTTGAACTCATCCTTCTTGTCGTAATGAAACTCACAGACTAGCGTAGGGAATAGCGCGTGTTCAATCATTTTTCACTCTGAAGGTTTCTAAGTTTATCTAAAACTGCTGGAGAAGCATTCGATGAAACAGCTACAATATGCTCAGCCTGTTCACCCGTGATCAGCTGTATTTCCATTTTAGCTTTAGTCGCTTCTTCGATGTATCCAGCATCGTTGACTGCTTTGTTGAACGCTTCGCGAAGTTCCTTGACGCGAGTAGCTGGAACCTCTGGCGGAGCGATAAACGGTCTCAACAAGATAAACTGCGTTTCGAAGATATCGAGAATTGCTCTATCTTCTTCGCTTGTAATAAGCTCTGCAAAGGTAGGAACGTTTTTGAAATCTGGATGACGGTTCTTACCGTTACCAAACTGTAGCAATGCGCGGATGCCGCTATTTGGATCAGTCCATTGTGTTTGTGTTTTGATCCCAAGCAAATTAAAAATAACAGCATCAACTTCTTTGCGTTCAAGAGCTAGTCGCGCAGCGCCTGGATTAGCGTAACCAGCGATCTGCTTGAAGTTTAGTCTGAGAGAGTTTCGAATGAACTTTGTAGAGTCTGCGGAAACGATACTTTCTGTTCCGACAATGAGTTCCTTAGTTTTAAACTCTGCGAGTGATTCTGTGCGATGTGTCCATACTAAGACTGCATCCTTACGACCATCGACAGTCGAGCCAATCCAGTTGAACTTCGTTGGATCAAACATAACAGTAGGACCACCGAGAATACCCACAAGCGGAATGTTCTTATAAACCGTCGCGATTGTGTTCCCGTCTTTAGGAGCCACGTTGTACATGTAATTCGTAGCGACTAAACTCGAAGCTCCAGGCATCACTTGAATCACAGGAGTCGGCTTCTCATGCAGATACTTTGCTATATATGGGGCTAAAATTCTAGCGTTGATATTGTAACTATCCGCAGGAGAAGGAGTGATAACTCTTAATTCCTGAGCCATCGCGCTCGCAGACAGAGTCAGGAAGAAAACTAATGATCTAAGCATACTATTATATAGCACTCCTGAATAAATAGTGTAAAACTGAAAGGGACTGTTATGGACTTTTTTAAGCTGGTTGCTGAAGTGGGCTTTCCTATTGCATCAGCCCTTGCGGGCGGATATTTTGTCTTTTTGACACTTAAGTTTATTCTAGCGGGTGTTATGTCAAGTGTCAAGGGTATGAGCAACATTATTACGGCTCTGGATAATCGCGTGAAGACTATGAATCACGACGTCATTCGTGTTGATACTCTTGTGTCAAATGCTCTTGGCGTAAAGCCAGACGTAGATCGTATCGCAAGAGCTGATGGTAAAACGGATGCAAGGAGAGACTAATGGCGGATCAAATTATCGCAATGATAAACAAATACGGATTTCCTATTGTTGCTGCTGGCGGAATGGGATATATGATCTATTTCGTTTGGAAGTGGGCAACTCAGGAAATCAAGCCAGTCCTTTCGGAAGCAAACACAGTTCTGATCGCATTGATTGATCGTATTCGTATGCTCGACAATGATCTTATTCGCTTGAATCAGAAAGTCAACGTGGTCCTAACACTACGCGGTAAAGAAATCGAGGAGATGAAGGATGCGCACGCTAAAGGCGACTCTGCTAGTTCTGCTGATAAGCAGTCCAGCGACAGCAAGTGAAATTCAATTCCAATACAAAAGCCCATCGTTCAGTGGTATTGGATATTCAGCTCACGTTCTAACGATTGATAACTTAGAAGCGTCACGCCGTCAAAAACTGGCTGACGATAAGAAAGCTCAAGCAGCTGCTGAAGCTGCGGCTGCAAAAAATACTAATCTTGCGAAGTTCCTAAACAATTTGGAATCTCGCGTGTATGCTACGCTCTCACAGAAGATTGCGGAGCAGTTGTTTTCTGATAATGGTAATACAAGTGGATCGTTTGATATTGCATCAAACAATGTTCAATGGGCTTCAGATGGTTCACAGATTACATTAAGAATTACAGACGCTGGTGGTAGTGTTACTGAAGTTGTTGTTCCTTATGGGAGTTTAGCATGGTAAAGATATTTGGTATGGTTCTTGCTTCATTACTATTGGCTGGTTGCACGGCTGAGTCGGTGACAAAAGAATCTATTGAAGCCCGAGCGGAAGCTCCTGAAGTTATTACGACGAAGCGGTTCAACGAGCTAGTGAATTTGCCTGGAGTAGATGGTCCAGTCATTCCGATTGCTGTCTATCGTTTTCCTGATCTAACAGGGCAACGTAAACCAGCAACGAACTTCGCTAGTTTGAGTTCTGCTGTGACACAAGGTTCTGAAGTGTTTCTAATCAAAGCACTACAAGACGCTGGTCGCGGTAAATGGTTTCAAGTTGTAGAGCGTAGTGCGCTTGATAATCTTGTAAAGGAACGTCAGCTGATTCGCAGTCAGCGCGAGCTTTACGAGAAAGATCAAGCAAAGCCACTAACTCCATTGACTGTTGCTGGGATTATGTTGGATGGCGGAGTTGTCGGATATGATAGTAATATCGGAACTGGTGGTATTGGCGCTCGCTTTCTAGGAGTTGGCGCCAATCAAGAATATAGAAAAGACGAAGTGACTGTTGTGCTACGTTTGATTTCTATCAACACTGGTGAAGTTCTATTATCGACTGGAGCATCTAAAACCGTATTGAGCACAGGTGCTGGCGCAAACGTATTCAAGTTTATCGATGTGGGCACTAAGTCCGTTGAGTTTGAAGCTGGTAACTCTGTGAACGAACCTACGACATACGCTGTAAGAATAGCTATTGAAGCAGCAGTTGCTGATATGATCAAGGAAGGAGCTAAGAAAAAGCTCTGGGATATCAAGAAGAGGTAAAAAGGAATGAGACTCTCAAGTATGACACTGTTGTCATTCTTGGTTATGTTTCAATATGCAAACGCCGCGGGAAATACTGTGTATGTAGACCAAATCGGTAGTGGTTCTACAATTTCTATGACCCAAACTGGCAATTCGAATGCGATTGGCAACCCTACCGATAAGGCTATAATCAACGGTCAGAATAACATTGTGACTGTCGATCAGATCGGTAATACTAACGTCACTGCGCTCAACGTGCAGGGCGATGGTGTTACTGTGAACTCACTTGTAACTGGCGACAACAACACAGTAGGTATTGCTTGCGGAACTGGAGGATCTTGCTCTGGTTCTATCATCAACAATACAATTACTGGTGACGGAAATACTGTAACACAATCAGCTGATGGTCTTACAATTTCCAATGTTACAATCAATACTGATAACAATACTGTAAACATTCAAAATGATTCGACTGCTGTTGCTGGAGCTAAGAGCACTGTTCTTATCGCTGGCGGTGGTGGTAACGATGTCAATATAATTCAGACTGGTGCTGCTGGCACAAACGGTCACGACGCTGACGTGAATATCTTAGGTGGAACAAACACAGTGGATATCAAACAAGGCGGCGGTTTTGACTCTAAGGTCATTTCTACAATCACTGGCTCTGGCAATACTCTTACTATCAAGTCCAACCACAACTAAGGCGGACATTGGTAAGGTAACTGAACAAACAGGACCAGCTGAGATAAAACGAGAAGCGAACGTGATTCCCAGCGCACTGTCTAGTGGCGTTGAGATGAAGGATATTATCACGACCGCTAACGGTAAAGCGGGAATCACGTTCCGAGACGATACTAGAGTTCAAATTACTGAGCATTCTAGATTAGTAATCGACAACTTCGTTTACGACGACAGTAAGAAAACTGGCAAGCTCGGAATGAAGATGGCGTTAGGAACGATCAAGTATGCTTCAGGACAAATCGCGAAGAGCGACCCACAACAAGTCATGGTTGAAACTCCGACGGCTACTATCGGAGTTCGCGGAACCGACTTTTCTGGGACAGTGGATGAGATTGGGCGTTCTACTATTATTCTTCTACCTTCTTGTCCTACTGGTTGGAAAAACATAGAACGCGACTGTGTTGTTGGTTCTATTTCCGTAACAACGGATATGGGAACTGTTATTCTAACCAAACCGTTCGAGACTGTGAATGTTCAGACAAGCATGAATACACCTAGATCAAGTATCATGAATTTAAATTTGGATCAAATCAATAATCTTTTGATTGTCACTCCGCCAAAATCTGCAACAGTAGAAGTTCATACAGAAGCTAGAGGCTATAACTATCTCGACGAAGATTTGCTTGGTAAAGATTTGCTGAAGTATACGGAACTCGACAAGAACTATTTGTCTGAATACAACAAACTAGATCGCAACTTTCTCGATAGCGACTTCCTTATCAATTTGCTGGATCTCTCTAGCTCACAGATGCTCACGAACGAGCTCGTAGAGTTCAACGCTTTATTGCCTAAATACAATGCAGCAACGGGGCTCAAATACTTTGTTGAAGATGATTTCGTTACGTTGTATCGCGAATCGTTCAATGCGTATGCTCAGGTCACAGTCCCTATTAGCCAAAGCATGACAATGAAACTGACACAAGATGGTATTGAAATTACACAGATGATCAATAGCGCAGGAACCACGACTATTACCATCAAGCAGGGGAATTGATATGAGATTTCAAATTCTACTTGCGATATCGCTATTCTTTAGCAACATCGCACACTCTCAGACAGTCAATAACTCGACAGTCAACATTATAGGATCGACTCAAAATGTTATTATCACTCAGTCTGCTGCTGGTCATTCTGCTAATTTACAATTGGCGGGCGACGGCATCAGCGTCTCGGTCACGCAGTCGGGAAATACTCCACAGTCTTTCAGCCTTAGCGTTTCTTGTGGTTTCAGCTGTCCTTCTTCTCCTTATGTCGTCAATCAATACTGATCATGGAAACGCTTGGCAAATATCTCACTTCGACGTGGGCAGCTATCGCATCAGCTTTGATGCTTGTCATCCTTTTCATATTGAATCCATCTCCCATTGAAACTTTACAATTAAAAACGTTTGACTACTTCATAACATCTTTGGAGCAAAAGAAGTCCGATGAAGTTGTTCTGGTTGAGTTTGGCGAAAAGTCAGTTCAGGAATACGGTCAATGGCCATTCGACCGTCGAGACATCGCTGCGACTATTGAACGTCTTCGTGCTGCTGGTGCTGCAGCTATCGTCGTTCCTATTCTTTTTAGTGAAAAAGATCGCGCTGGTGGCGATGCCGATTTGGCAAAGTCTATTGCGGCTGGTGGTGTCGTTATATCGCAAACACCAACAGCTCAGCGAAGAGCGCCAGATGCTGTTCGCAGAGGCTTCGCTAGTATCGGTGATGACCCTAATTCATGGGTCTATTCTTGGCCTGGGGCTATATCTCCTCTACGATCTTTCGCTGACGTTGCCGAAGGGGTTGGGATTCTCGCTGCAACACCTGAGCGTGACGGGGTTGTTCGTCGCTTGCCTATGCTGGTTAGGATTGGGGATACACTGTATCCTTCACTTGTATTGGAAACCTTACGAGCAGTGGCTGGAGATCCATCTTATCAAATCAAAACAGGTCAAGCTGGTGTCGAAGCGGTCCGCATCCCGCAGTTCCCCGCAATCTCCACAGACGAGCGTGGGCGTATCTGGACAACGTGGAACAATAGTTTCGAGCGTAGCGACGCAACAGAAATCACAGCAGATAAAGTCGAAGGAAAAATTGTTGTCTTAGGATTAACGATTGAAGGCGTTGGTGGGATTATCGGCACGCCGTTGGGTGAAAAGTGGAGCCATGAAGTTCAAGCTGCTGCATTGCAAACTTTGATAGATGGATCAAGTATAACCCGACTGCCTTTCGCGAAGACTCTTGAATTGCTCGTTCTGTCTGCAATGCTAGGATTATTGCTCTTTCTTGTGCCAAGAACATCTGTTTCATTGACAGTGCCATTATATCTAGCATTTGTTGGATCCTCCGCTTATGGTTCTTACTACATGTTCAAAGAACACATGCAGCTGTGGGATGCTAGTTATTTATTGTTGGCAGGCACTTTCAGCTTTGGTCACTTAGTATATAACAACTTCGCGCGCGAGAATAGATTGAAGCTGCAAATCAAAAAGCAGTTTGGAACTTATCTTTCACCAGCTCTTGTTGAAAAGTTACAGAAGAATCCTGAGCTACTACGCCTAGGAGGAGAAACTCGTGAACTTTCAATTATGTTTACTGATGTGCGCGGCTTCACTTCTATTAGTGAGCATTATGGATCTGACGTTCAAGGTCTTACTCAGATAATGAATCGCTACATGACAGCGATGACTGCAAGGATTTTAGAAAACAATGGAACACTCGACAAATATATCGGCGATGCGCAAATGGCTTTCTGGAACGCGCCTCTGGATGATCGTGATCACGCTAAAAACGCTGTTCGCACGGGTCTCGCAATGCTCGATGATCTCGATGCTTTTAACGCTTCTATCGCACCTGAAGGCGTTCCTCCTTTTGGTATGGGTCTCGGCATCAATTCTGGTGATGTTGTCGTTGGCAATATGGGTTCCGATCAAAGATTTGATTATACCTGCTTGGGGGATTCTGTCAACTTGGCTTCGCGGTTAGAGGGACAGAGCAAACCATATCACGTTCGTATTATCATCGGTGAACGCACAGCTGAACTGCTTGGCGGAGCATATCCATTAGCAGAGCTTGACTGTATCGCTGTTAAGGGAAAATCAAAAGGCGTTAGGATCTACACGATTGTCAATGGAACAGGGATAGATCATACGTATCTAAAAACTCATAAAGACTTCATTAAGCAGTATCGTTATCAAAACTGGGATAACGCATTACAGTATATTAAAGTGTTACGAAATGCGTTCAAAGGCGAACTCACCGAATACTACGGGATGATGGAGGAGCGTATCGAAGAGTTACGAAACGCCGATCTACCCAAAAACTGGGATGGAGTATATCGCGCCACATCAAAATGAATAAATAGGGGAAGTATTCAATGGAGCTTCCTCGATGGCAACAACTTCGTCTAGACAAGAATTTAAGGACTATATTTTACGTCGCCTCGGTGCTCCTGTAATCGACATCAATGTTGATGATGAGCAGGTTGAAGATCGTATCGACGACGCTCTGCTCAAGTTCCGTGATTATCACTATGACGGTACGGAGCATGTATATCTTCCATATCAAGTTACAGCTGAAGATCGTGTCAATAAGTATGTGACGCTCCCAGAAGGGATTATTGGCGTAACTCGTATCTTTGATATCAACGATTCATACAATGCTATGAATCTGTTCAATATCCGCTATCAGCTTCACCTCAACGAACTGTTCAACATTTCCAGCGTATCGGTAACGCCATACGTTGTTGCGATGCGTCACATCGAGTTCCTAGAAGAAGTGTTCGTAGGTAAAAAGCCAATCCGTTTCAATCGTCACATGGATAAGCTCCACATCGACATGAAGTGGGATGAGGACGTTCAGGTCGGACAGTATATCATCATCGACTGCTATCGCACAGTTGATCCAGACGTATATACCGATGTATGGAATGATCCATGGCTTAAGCAGTATGCGACTGCTCTCGTTAAGCGTCAGTGGGGTGAAAATCTTAAGAAGTTTGAAGGCATGAATCTTCCAGGTGGATTGACATTCAACGGTCAGAAAATTTGGGACGAGGCTCGCGAAGAAATCGAGAAGCTAGACAACGAAGTAATTAACAGTTACTCGCTGCCTGTTACTGACATGATCGGATAACGATGGCCACGAACAAATACTTTAACTATTTCACGTTCGGTCGTGAACAAGATACTGCTGAAGACTTGATTATTGAATCAATCAAGATTCATGGTCTTGACGTGAAGTATTTACCGCGCACTATTATCGGACCCGACGCGCTTCTTGGCGAAGATCCTTTGTCAGAGTTCAATGATGCGATTGACATCGAAATGTATGTCAAGAACACGCAGAACTTTGAAGGCGAAGGCGATTTCCTTTCAAAGTTTAATCTTGAAATTCGCGACTCTATGACTCTTGTCATGGCGCGCAAACGTTGGGAACAAGTATCTAACGAAAAAGTTCTGACTGAAGTCGGATACAACATTCAACTTGAAGAAGCGAACACTGGACGTTGGGCTAACTCGGTCGCGCTTCGTTTAGAAACAGGATCAACAGAGCAGTATCAAACGACTTCGCCACGTCCATTCGAAGGCGACTTCATTTACTTCCCTCTCAATAAAAAACTATACGAAGTCAAGTTCGTAGAGCACGAGCAAGTGTTTTATCAGCATGGTAAGCTCTACACATACGAGCTGCGTTGCGAACTTGTAGATCGTATGGGTGCTATCGATATCAATACTGGTAATACGGAAATTGATCTTATCGAAACCAACTATAGTCAAGATATCCTTACGTATCAATTCCTTTACGAAAATGGAGATACGCTCCAGAACGAAGACGGCGAATACGTTCTTCAAGAGTATAGAGTTGAGACACAAACCAAAACAGCCAACAACGAAATTTACTTCAGGAAGTCACTTGATTTCATTGACTTCAGTGAACGTAACCCATTTTCTGAAGTGGATCGCTACTAATGTTCGGATCACAGTTTTACCATCAGTCGCTGCGTAGATATGTTATCATGTTTGGTAACATGTTCAACGATATCGTGGTTCGTCAATATGACGCCAACGGAAACAATGTAAAAGCGATCGCTGTTCCTCTTTCGTATGCGCCTAAAGAAAAGTTCTTAGTTCGAACAGTGGCTGATCCTAATCTAGATCGTCCAGTTGCTATTCAGCTTCCAGCGATGAGCTTTGAGATGACCACGCTCAACTACGATGGGACTCGCAGACTGAACTCGCACAATCGCAACGTCAAAGTTACAACGGACGAAGATAAGTTAGATTTCAACTATGCGCCTGTTCCATACGATTTGCAGTTCAATCTGTATGCTTATGTTCGTAATGCTGATGATGGCGCACAGATTCTCGAACAGATCGTTCCATACTTTGGTCCAGAGTGGACTAATAGCGTTCGAATCATTTCGCAAACGAATATCACACAGGATATTCCTACGATTCTAAACACAGTTTCAATCGAAGATACTTATGAAGGCGATTTCGAAAATCGTCGCGCTTTAATCTATACGTTTGATTTCACTGTAAAAGCATACTTCTACGGACCTGTTCGTCGCCAGGGTATCATCAAGCGCACTCAAATCGACTTTGGCATTGTCACTGCAAACAGTGGAAGTAAGATCACGCTCGAAGATGTTGCGCAAACAGGACGCAGCTCACGTATCGTTATTCAGCCTGGTTTGTTGGCTAATGGAAGCCCAACGACCAATAGTGCTGCGTCTATTCCATATAATCAAATTGATGCAGATGATGATTATGGATTCTGCTCTAATACGTTCTTCTATACTGATGGTCGTAAATATAATCCTGTTACTGGACAAGATCAATGAGTGAAAAAACGAATTTTGAAATTAGTGTAGAAAATGCACTAAACCTGCCAGCTTCTCCTCCAATGGTAGAGATGTTGCCGCCCGTGGAGGTAAGTTCAGATGTGGATGATGATTTCGCAACGGCTCGTAACAATTTACACAACATTATCCACAAAGGGAATGATGCTCTTGAAGAAGCTCTGTTGGTGGCAAAGACTTCCGAGCACCCAAGAGCCTTTGAAGTCGTCGGAGGTCTTATCAAGACGCTGGTTGACGCTAACAAAGATTTACTTGACATCCAGAAAAAACTAAAAGATTTAAAGAAAACTGATGAGGAGAAAAATCCTCAGTCAGTTCATGCGCAGAATGCGATCTTTGTCGGTAACGCAGCCGAGCTTCAGCAATTAATCAATGGTAGGAAGTGATGGCTGTAAAAACGTATCTTGGTAATCCTAATCTTAAAGCTGCTGGTGTCATTCATCAATACACAAGAGAAGAAGTTGAAGAATATATCAAGTGTGCCAAAGACGTAGAGTATTTCGCTCGTAACTATATCAAAATCGTTAACGTTGATCGCGGACTGATTCCGTTTCGTATGTGGGATTTCCAAGCGAAGATGTTGCATACTTTTGCCAACAATCGCTTTTCTATCTGCAAGCTCCCTCGTCAGGTTGGTAAGTCAACAACATCGGTTGCATATATCCTTTGGCTTATCCTATTCACGGATCAACAGAACGTAGCCATCCTCGCGAACAAGGGAGCGCTCGCGCGTGATCTGCTCGCGAAGCTCCAGCTCGCATACGAATACCTTCCTAAGTTTTTACAACAGGGCGTTGTTACTTGGAACAAAGGTAACATTGAATTGGAAAACGGATCAAAGGTCGTAGCAGCTGCTACTTCATCGAGCGCCATCCGCGGTGGATCTTATAACCTAATTTTCCTCGACGAGTTCGCGTTCGTGCAGCGTAATCTTGCTGATCAGTTCTTTGCTTCTACGTATCCTACGATTTCATCTGGTAAGACAACCAAGATCATTATCGTTTCTACGCCTAACGGTATGAATCACTTCTACAAGATGTGGACTGACGCAGTTGACGCTAAGAGCGAGTATAAACCAATCGAGATTCACTGGTCAGACGTTCCTGGTCGAGACGAGGAATGGAAAAAGCAAACCATCGCTAACACCAGCGAAGAACAGTTCCGTCAGGAGTTTGAGTGCGAGTTCATTGGATCGTCGCATACGCTGATCCATCCAATGAAGCTCAGAGAACTAGCGTGGGCCCAGCCAGTAAAAGATAAGTTCGGATTGGATATCCATGAAATGCCTGATCCAAGGAAACTTTATATTGGTGTGTTTGACGTATCCGAAGGCGTAGGCGGAGACTACTCCGCTATGTCTATATTTGACGTGACTCAGTTCCCATACAGACAGGTGGCTAAGTTCAGGAGTCGAGAAATCACTCCACTTATGTTTCCAGACGTGATCTATCGCTTCGCAAAGATGTATAACAACGCATGGATACTAGGCGAAACGAATAACATTGGTCAGCAGGTCGTTCAGTCTCTGTTTACAGATCTTGAGTATGAAAATGTGATTGCTACATTCACTAAGAACAAAAATATCAAGGTTGGCGGCGGATTTAGTTCTAGATCAGCTTTTGGTATTCGAACAACGAAATCTGTTAAGAAAATTGGTTGTTCGAACTTAAAAACTATCGTAGAATCTAATAAGCTCGTTATCAACGATTTTGATACGATCGAAGAGCTGACTACTTTCGTTGAAACTAAGGATACATACAAGGCTGAAGAGGGATGTCATGATGATTTGGCTATGACTTTGGTGCTCTTTGGATGGCTTATCACTCAGCCATACTTCAAAGATTTGACAAATAATGATATTCGCAGAAACTTAGCGAACGAAACGATGAGAGAAGTTCATGAAGATATCCTTCCAGCAGGATTCATAGACGACGGTGGAGCCGTCCAATCCATGGAAGATTCAGGAGATCCGTCGTTGGGAGCAGGATTTGACGACATGAGATTTGGATAAAAGTCCTTTTTTTATAAATAAAACGAGTAGGATTTAAGGCACGAAGAAGCATACTTCGTTACATAAAAGGAGATAAGTCCGATGGGTTTCCAAGTTTCTCCAGGCGTTAATGTAAGTGAGATCGATCTCACAACAATTATCCCTGCTGTTAGCACGACAACTGGCGCATTAGCTGGTCACTTTCGCTGGGGTCCTGTTGGACAGCGCGTTCTTGTAGATTCAGAAGATACGCTTGTAAAACAGTTCAACACGCCAAACGGTAACACATATATCGATTTCTTTACTGGAGCAAACTTCCTTGCATACGGAAACGCACTTTATACAGTTCGTGTTATCAACGAAGCTGGTGTAGCCTCTTCTAATACTGCTCGTGGAAGAAATGCTACAACTAATGCTGCAAATACTAAAAATACTATCATTAAAAACGAAGACGATTATGACAATAATTACTCTTCTGGTATTACTAGCGTTGGTAACTGGGTTGCTAAGTATCCTGGTAATCTAGGTAACAATCTGCGTATTTCTGTTTGCTTAACCGCAAACGCATACGAAAGCACTATTTCTGGCGCTTGCGCATTTACAAATAACTCAGTAACAGTAACGTATACTACAGCAACAGCAGTTAACACAAAAGTTGTTGCGGGCGATATTCTTATCCTTGGACCAGATCGTCAGCAGCTAAAAGTTGCTTCGGTAACAGGTAATACTGTAACGCTTCAGTCAAAGTATGTTGGTAATACTGGAACACAGCTCACAACGACTCGTCGTTGGGAATATTTTGATTATGTTCCATCCGCCCCAGGAACTTCTGCAGAAGCTGCAAAATACAGCAGCTCGAACGACGAAATGCATGTTGTTATTGCAGATCAAGATGGTGAAATCACGGGAACGTCCGGCGCGATTTTAGAAATTCATCCTGGATTGTCGAAGGGATCAAACGCCAAATCCGAAAACGGCACGAACATCCATTATAACAAATATATCAATAAAAACTCACGTTGGGTTTGGTGGGCTGCTCATCCAACAGGAATTACAAATTCCACTAAATCTATTACTTCAGGTGCAAACTTTGGTGTAGGAACGCAGTCTCTGCCAGTTAACGCATCTTTCGTTAACGGTCGCGATGGCGCTGCTCCAAGAGCAGCAGATTACATCAACGGATACAACTTGTTTAAGTCCGCTGAGTCTGTTGACGTATCGCTGATTCTTGGATCAGGATCAGATGCAACTCGCGCCATTCATATCATCAATAACATCGTAGAATATCGTAAAGATTGTATTGCGGTGTTTTCACCACGCGAAGCAGACGTTGTAAACAACTCTGGTTATGCTGGCGCAGAAGTAGATGATATCGTCGCGTTCAAAAACTCGATAGGTATTTCAACTTCGTATGCTGTAATGGACTCTGGTTGGAAGTATCAGTATGACAAGTATAACGATACATTCCGTAATGTTCCTTGCAACGGCGATACAGCTGGTACAATGGTTCGTACAGATATCGAGCGCGATCCTTGGTACTCACCAGCTGGATACAATCGCGGACAGATCAAGAACGTAGTAAAGCTCGCGTTCAATCCTAATAAGACAGAACGTGATGTTCTTTACAAGGCTGGCGTAAATCCAATCACGACTTTCCCAGGCGAAGGAACTATCCTGTTTGGTGATAAGACGATGCTTGCAAAGCCATCAGCGTTTGATCGTATCAACGTTCGCCGTCTGTTCATCGTTCTTGAAAAGGCAATCGCTACAGCAGCCAAGTATACTCTGTTCGAGTTCAACGATGCGTTTACTCGTGCTCAGTTCAAGGCTCTTGTAGAACCGTTCCTTCGTGACGTGCAGGGTCGTCGTGGTATCACCGACTTCCGCGTTGTTTGCGACGAAACAAACAATACACCAGAAGTTATCGACCGTAACGAATTCGTTGGTGACATCTACATCAAGCCAGCTCGTTCAATCAACTTCATCCAACTCAACTTCGTAGCAGTTCGCACGGGCGTTGATTTCACTGAAGTTGTAGGAAAGTTCTAATCGGCGAACTAAATACTAGAAAGGATAGGGAGAAAAACTAATGCCCTTTAATGTATCATCATTCGCCGCAAGAGGTTTACCATATGGTGGCGCAAGAGCATCTCTTTTTGAGGTGTTCTTGACGCTTCCAGCGGGTATCGCAGAACCAACTGCCGAACAGCAGTTCACTTTCGTATGTAAGGCTACATCAATCCCTACATCAACAGTAGGAACGATCGAAGTTCCATACTTTGGTCGTAAGGTAAAGATGGCTGGTAACCGCACTTTCGAAAACTGGACAGTTACAGTTCTCAATGACGAAGACTTCCTGGTTCGTAACGCTTTCGAACTGTGGAGCTCATATATCAACTCACACGAAAACAATCTTCGTAATCCATCAGTAATTACTGAACAGGGTCTCGCTTCATATCGCACATCAGCTACAGTTCGTCACTATGCTAAGACGGGCGTGTTTGCTGGCGGAACGACATCAGGTGACGCTGCAATTCCAACTCGTGAATACACTTTCATAAATATCTTCCCAGTAACAGTCAGCAACATTGAACTGAACTGGGAAACAACTGATGCTATCGAAGAGTTCACTGTAGAGTTCGCATACGATTACTGGACTGTTGACGCCGACGTTAACGGTAGGGTGATCAACGAGTAATTTGATCGCCGTTTCGTTATAGATTAAATTGAAGGAAAATTAATGGCGATCGAATTATTTGGCTTCCGCATTGGAAGGGACAACGATTCTGCTGAAAAGCAAGCAGTCCAAGTCCCTTCATTTGCCCCACCTCCTAATCTTGACGGCGCGATGGAAGTCGCGCCTGGTGGCGCATATGGAACGTATGTTGATTTAGAAGGCACAGCTAAGAACGAAGCAGAACTCGTAACTCGATATCGTGAAATGTCGATGTATCCTGAGTGCGAGTCTGCGGTCGATGACGTTGTTAATGAGGCTATCATTTCAAATGAACATGATGATCCAGTTGCGCTTAATCTCGACAAACTAGAACAGCCAGAAAGCATTAAGAAGAAAATCAGAGAAGAGTTTGATGAGATTGTCAGACTTCTCGATTTCAATACCACTGCTTATGAAATTTTCCGTCGCTGGTATATCGACGGACGTTTGTTCTATCA